AGTAAGCGATTGGACCGACGGCGACGAAGTTATCGAAAGTCTCTACTCGGCCGCCGCAGAAATTAAAAACGGTTTCGGTCGTATGCCTAGCCACTTGATTATCCGTAGTCACGTGTGGGCCGCGATTGGTGGAGCGAAAGACTCCGGCGGAAACCGAATTTTCCCGTACCTCGGACCATCTAACGCCGCCGGTACTCTCAACGGAGCGACCGCTCTCACCGGTAACCCTCTCGGTTTGGCTTTGATCGTCTCCGACGATTTCGGTCTCGTCGCTGGTGACCGCGCCGCGATCATGCTCTCGGCCTCGGCCGTAGAACTGTACGAGGATCGTCGCGGAGCAATTCGAGTAGAACAACCCGCTACCCTCTCAACCCGTCTAGCGTTCCGCGGAATTTTCGCCGTGGCAGACATCGCGCTCAGCACCGGCTCGCTCCTGCTCTGATCCCCAAACCCCAACGACTAGGAGAGTGTGAGCCATGGCCTTAGAGAAACGAGTTACTCAAGCGGTAGCCGTCTCTGGAGACCATACGCTCACGCTCTCCGACGTCTCCGGGCTCTATGTCGGATATACCGTCCACGTAGCCGGCGTCATGGCGAACGGAACCTATAACGGGACTCACGTCATTACGGCGATAGATACCGACGATCTCACGATCACCTACGAAGTCGGGAACCATAATCACGCGCTCGCAGACACACCGGGCCGCGTAAACGTCCCGGTCACGTGGGCAGACGATGAGGACGTCCTAGGTTTTCTCGGCGTAGAGCCGGCGAGCGCCGAGGACGAGGCTTATTTAGACGTCGCGGTTAAAGCCGGGAACGAATGGTGCTATAGGCGCCGTTATTCGAGCGCGTATGACGATCTAGTAAACGCCGTCCCCGATGAGGCGTGCCGTCTCGCGGTCGTCTTGTATGCCTCCGCGCTTTATCGTGAACGCGGATCCGTGGACTCCTATCAGAGTTTCCAAGACATGTCTACCGTCGCGCCTATCGGCTCTATGGGACAGATCTTAAAACTCCTAGGTTGTAACCGTCCGGTAGCCGTATGAGCCTATTAAACGACTCCTACGATCTCGTTATAGAGTTACTCGAGGACGCAGGGCTCCCCGTAGTGGACGACGTTCGGAACCTCCGACCGCCGGCCGTGATCGTGGACCCGCCCGGTATCACGCCGTTGAGCGCGTCGCTCGTCCAAATAAATTTCTCGGTTACTTGTGTCGCTCCGCCTCCGGGCAACCGGGACAGTATGAAAAAAGTTTTAGAACTCGCGGACGTGATTATCGCGCTCCCCGGTCTAGTCACCACGGGAGGCGTCTCCGGCGTTTACAATGTCGGAAACCAAGACCTCCCGTCCTATAACCTCACCATTACAACTACCGCAAGGAGACCATAAAATGCCCTTATTCGTTCAGACAGGACGCCAACTCACCGTAGAAATTGACTCGGTTGATTACTCCGTCCAATGCTCCGAGGTCACACTCACACCATCGCAGACCGTGGACCAATACATTTCGCTAACTTCTAACGCGGCCGTCTCCGGACCGGTCACGTGGGAACTCGGCGTTAAAGCGTTCCAAGATTGGGGCGAGGCCGGCTCATTTTGTGACGCTCTCGTAACCGCCGCCACCGCAGGAACCGCGGTCGCTTTTGAGATGGGCCTCCCCAACGGCGGAACCGCAACCGGCGACATTATTCCGATTTTCCCCGTCGCTGGTGGCGCCGCAGATAGCGCCCTAGAAATAGACCTCACTTTCGCCGTATCCGGCGCGGTAACGTTCGCCTAATCCGATGGAACTCCGTCTACGTGTCGAGACACTCACCGAGTCCTACGAAGTATTAACTACCCCTTGGGTAATCATGCTTTGGGAACGAAAATATAAAACCAAAGCGAGCAAGATCCAGACCGACGGACTCGGTTTAGAGGACCTCGCTTATATCGCTTACGAGGCTGGCAAAATGTCGGGCAACGTAAGCGGAAAAACTTTTGACCAATTCGCCCAAGACATTAAAAACCTTGACGTCTTAGAGGGCGATACGGCGGACCCTATCCAAGCGGTAGCCTCGGACGATTAGTCGCCGAGGTTGCCGCGGAGACCGGGATCCCGCCGTCCGAATTAGTAAACGATGGGGCCATGCTCGTAACACTCGCGGAGATAATTAACAAGAAACGCCGGGCTAAAAGATGAGCGTTACCGCGTCCGTTGAGGTCGTCGGTCTTAAAAGCGCGCTTAAAGAGTTAAACAAAACTCAGCCGGCGCTCCGCCGTGAGATCGGTAAAGACATAAAAAAAGCGGCGGAGCCAATGCTCGCCGCTATCCGTGAACTATCCCCCGAGACCGCTCCGCTCTCTGGTATGGACCACTTAAAGCGGACCGGCTGGAAACGCGGACAAGATAAAAACATCGTCCTAAAAGTAGACACTCGAAACGCAAGAAAAAGAAACGCCGCCACCGGCGCCGTCTACGAAACCGTCGGAACGGTCAAGATCATTGCCAAGGGCGGACCGCTTATCATGGCAGATATGGCCGGACGTGCTGGAGGAATGAAAAGTAAAAACGCGTTTCGAGCCCGACCAAATTTCCATAGCGCGTTAGACGGAGCGATCGGTCGCGGAGCGTCCCGCTTTATGTGGGCCGGCGCGGAAAATTCCATAGACCTATTCCAAAAAGAATTAGAGCCGATCGTCGCGCGAGTCATGGCCGAAGTCGGACGTAACATCGTGGAGGTAAAGCGATGAGTATCTCCGTACCAATTATTAGCGAATGGAACCCCGGCGGATTAGATAAAGCGGTCGCAGACTTTAAGAGTTTGGAGGGCGCCGGCGCTAAAGCCCAATTCGCTATTAAAAAAGCGGCCGTCCCCGCCGCCGCCGCTCTTGTCGCCGTAGCCGCCGGACTTGTCTCAGCGACTAAGGCCGCCGTAGAGGACGCCGCCGCGCAAGAGTTACTAGCCGGATCGTTACGCAACTCCACCGGCGCGACCGATAGTCAGATCGCCGCCGTAGAGAAATTTATCTCTCAAACTTCCGTAGCGGCCGCCGTCGCCGACGACGAACTCCGTCCCGCTCTTGACTCTCTAGTTAGAGGAACCGGAGACATAACCGAGGCTCAAGATCTTTTAGGTATCGCGCTCGATGTTTCCGCAGGAACCGGGAAAGACCTCGGCGCCGTTTCGGACGCGCTCTCAAAAGCGTTTAACGGGCAACTCGGACCGCTCAAAAAACTAGACCCGGCACTAGGAAAACTAATCGCCGACGGCGCGTCCACCGACGAAGTTATGGCGGCGCTCTCTGAAACGTTCGCCGGTCAAGCGTCCACGGCGGCGAATACCGCGCAAGGTAAATTTAAGAATTTCGGGATCCAGATGGACGAGGCTAAAGAGTCAATAGGAGCCGCCGTTCTCCCGCTGGTTAATAAAATGCTCCCGGCTTTTACGAAGTTGGCGACGTTCGTTCAGAAAAACACCGGGCTAATCGTTGCGATCGTCGCCGTCGTCGGAACTCTTGCCGCCGCGATCATCGCCGCTAATGTCGCGCTCGGTATCTACAACACGATCCAAGCGGTCACCGCGATACTTAACGGAGGGCTAGCCGCGTCTAATGGCGCCGTAGTCGCCTCAGAGGTTGCGGTCACCGCCGCCACTACCGCCGCGACCGCCTCATTTTCGGCGTTATGGGTAGCGACCGGAGCGGTCGTCATTCTTGCGATTATTGCGGCCCTAATCGCGCTCCAAGTCAAATTTAACATTTTCGGAAAAGTCATTGACGGACTTAAAGCCGGCTTTAACATTTTTTGGGATTTCATTAAAACCGTTTTCGGTTGGATCTCTAATAATTGGCCGCTCTTGCTCGCGATCATTACCGGACCGTTCGGACTTGCGATCTACGGGATTATCAAATTTAAGGACGGAATTATCGGAGTCCTCCAAGGCGTTAAGGATTTCGCGGTAACTATTTTTGACGGGATCGTAGGCGCGTATAAGGGAGTCCTAAACGGGATCCTCTCCGCGCTCGAGGCTGGAATTAACTTCGTCATTGGTGGACTAAATAAAGCCCTAGACGGAATAGACGCCGCCGCCGGCCCGTTCGTGAATTTCGGCGAGATCCCGAAAGTTAAGATCCCGCGTCTAGCCGAGGGCGGGATCGTCACGTCCCCAACTCTGGCCATGATCGGCGAGGGCGGCGAGTCCGAGGCCGTGATCCCATTATCAAGACTAGGGAACCTTGGCGGCGGTATCACGATCAACGTCTCTGGCGCGCTGGACCCGTCCGCGGTCGCCCGGCAGATTAGACAACTATTGACACAAGACGCCGCAAGGCTCGGACTCGTTAATCCGATATGACGAACCCGGTCGGCATATATATAACCAAAGCGAGCGGAGGCGCTCCGTTAGCGGTCCACGTTGGCGCGCTCGAGGGCGTCACGATTAACTACGGGAGACCCGACGTAACTTCCCAACCGAACGCCTCCACCGCGAGCGTCACAATTCTAAAAGACTCTACGCTCGGAAACTTTGACGACGACCTCTCCTATTTTGACTTAGGAAATTTGGTCACCATTGAGGCAACTTTTAGCGGGCTACCTTATACAAGGTTTCAGGGACAAATTACCGACGTAACCGTAGACGAGTATTTCATCACGTTTTTAGCGGCCGACGATCTTTACTCCGCTTTGGGCCGTTTTAAATTGACCAAAACGGGAGACGTCCAGACCACCGGAGATAGGATCCAAGAAACTTTACAGTACGCGCTACCGGCCGCCGGCTTTCCTATTCCGCCGTATGACGTGGACGCCGGGACCGTTTATCTTTACGCGGCGGACGCGACCACTCAAAACGCTTTAGCGTATTTACAAGAGGTCACCAACTCGGAGCCGTCCGGCGTTTTCTTTCGCGACATTCTCACCGGAGACCTACGTTTCACCGATAGTGAGGCGCGGCGTCAGCAGATTTCCCTAGACCCCTATCAGAGTTATAGCGATACGGAAGTGTTAGACGTCTGGTCAATAAGAAAAACTAGCCAAGAAAAAATTAACCGCGCCCGGATCTCTAACGACATAAACACCGTCACCTATGAGGACGCCGCCGATATAACCGATAACGGTATCTACGAGTATTCGTTCACTTCCCTAATCAGCACTAGCGACGACATGCTTACACTCGCCCGGCGAATAGTCGTAAACCGAGCGCGACCCGAATTCACTTTTAGCGCGATCCAAATAGAACTCTCCACAATGACCCTCGCACGCCAAGAGGCCATTATCTCCACGCTCAGAAACGGGCAACTAACACAACTCCCAACATTCGGAGCGTTTAACGTAGACGCGTTAGATTTCTTTGTCGAGGGATACTCCGAGCGCATAGGTCAAGAATTTTGGAGCATTACGTTAAACCTCTCGGACGCGAGACTCACCCGACCGTCCCAACGCTGGTCCGACATTGTGAGCGGCGTACTCTGGAACTCCGCCGCTATAGCCCCATACACTTGGGACGACCTATTGAGGGAGTATATTTAACTTATGGCATCTACACCGAACTACGCATGGCCTACACCGGACAACACCGACCCGGTAGCCGACGGCGCGCTCGACATGAGAACGCTCGGAAATGCGATTGACTCAACAGTAGGAACCCTTAGTGGTAGCGTCACTTCGCTAACCACAACCGTAGGAACCCTTAGTGGTAGCCTAACTTCGCTAACCACAACCGTAGACGCGATCGGCGCTACGTGGCTTTCATACACTCCGACGGTCACCCCTGAGACCGGAACCATAACCACACTTGGCACGCGGAACGGTAAATATATGAAAATTAAAAAGATCGTTTATGTAATTTTTGACGTTGCTATTACGACTAACGGAACCGGCGGGACATATCTCAACATTAGTAAACCTCTGGCTTCACCAACCCCGGCGACGACCAACCTCATCGGTATGTCTAACGAGATTAACATCGCCAACTATTTAGGATCGGTAAGAGACAAAACGACGACCGGCGTCCTAGTTTTAGGAGTCGGCGGCGCTCCCGGATATATGGGAGCCAACAATTCCCGAATTACAGGATTTTTTTGTTATGAGTCTGCGACATGAAAATTAACCTAAACCTCGTCCTAATTGAGACCGACGATCAAGAAATCTTGACCGCTCGTATGCGATTAGAACGCGACCGACTACTCGCCGCGTCCGATTGGGCTATGACTCCAGACTCCCCAACCAATAAAAACGAATGGGCAACCTACCGCCAAACTTTGAGAGATTTCCCCGCAACTTGGACACCCGGACCCGAGGCCGACTTCCCGGAGGCGCCATGAAACTCTTAGCCCTAGTCGCCGCTCTAACGATCGCTCTAATCTTTTTAGTTTCCGGTTGCGCGGACCGTACCCGGCACACTTGCGAAACCGACCCGTCCGGCCGCCGTTGCGACACTTCTAACGGAGCGACGACACCATGAAAAAACTAACTAACTCCGAGATTAAAGCCCGGCTCATTTTCGTAGTCGGGATTACCCTCTCGTTTGTTTTCGGCGTGTCTATGCTCGGGATCTTGTACGGCGTGCTTTTCGTAGTCCAACCGCTCGAGCCAAGCCCCACGGATCAAGAATTTTTAAGTATCTTAAACCCTGCTTTTATGGCTCTCCTAGGTCTTTTGGGCGGAGTCCTCGCAAGTAACGGGCTCCGAGACAAACAAGAAAAAGGAAAAGACGATGAGTAGAAAATACACCGGTAACACCGAGGGCGTCGGTAAAGGTAAGCGCCCCGGACTCGAGCATTTAGTCGCGTGTATTGAGTACCTCTCCGGTAGCAAACTCTGGAATAACGGGACCTACGTCATGCGACCGATGAGAGGCAAAACCGCGATGAGCGTTCACGCCACCGGACGCGCCGCCGATATCTCCTATAGAAAGACCGCCAAGAAAACGGGCTCGTCGCGAACCTACGTCGTCCAATGGATAGACCTACTCGTTAAACACGCCGACGAACTCGGGCTAGAACTCCTAACCGATTACTCCTACACAAAAGGTCTTGGCGGCGGCCGTACTTGGAAGTGTGACCGTAACGCATGGCTGGACAACAAAAAGGGAGTTATTCAGGGAGGCGGATCCGCGTCGTCGGATTGGATCCATTTAGAACTATCGCCCGAATTCGCAGACAGTAAAGACAAGATCCAAGAGGCTATAAACCGGATCGTCTCAGAACTCCAAGCGACCCCCATCGTCGGATAATCCAACACTTCGCCGAATTTGTGTATATACTCCCTAGATCGGATAATCCGATAACCCGACTAGGAGTAAAAATGAACCCGACAAACACCGTCTACGTAATCCAAGCCGCAAGACTTAACCATCGCAAGATCGGAGAGGTCTCGGTCGTCTCGTCTTACGACGTCCGTTACTTTAAGTCTTTGACCCGTACCAAGTGCGGCCGTCGTCTAGATCGTGTTCGCTCAATTAGTAGCGCGAAACGCTTTACTAATTTGGACGAGGCCGCGACTCTTTGCGAACACTTAA